CGCCTGGACGACTTTATAATTTACATTCCACATGACATTAACCTCCTTTGGTGTCAGTAGGCCCAGTTAACATCAAGCAGCTAACTGGGCCTGCGATCCCTTACTCCCCAGCTTCTTGGGGAGCGGGAGGTGCGGGATCGCTTTTTGGTGTCACCTCCACCACTGTTTCGGGCGCTTTCGCTAACCCCATTTTAATCATTTCTTCCTTATTTTTCGGATTGGTGGCAAATTCAAAAAATAATCCAGCATTATTGTTGAATTGCTCCCGAATGTGACTCGGAAGTTGTGCAAAGTTTTCATTTGCAAGCGAAACCATTTGAAGAGCTTCTGCATATTCATTGACTTCTGAATAATCGCCATATTGCGCTATTCCTTTGTTTACGTTGGCAATTAAACCAGTACGGTCATATTGCTTAATGATGTTACGCACGTCGGCCGCTGCCGCGTGTGATTGTTGTGTAAGGCTATCGCCTGTTGTTTCAAACCCAAAACGGGTTCTGTCGCCATAGGCTGTTTTAAATTTTGATTTTGTCATCTCTATCTCCTTGCAATATATTCCATTGCCATTTCCATTAAATTCGTAGGTATTTCAATACCCATTTTTGCAGCTTCCGCTATAACCTCAGCTACAAGCTCCGAGGTTAAATTAGCGCGCATACCATCGGGTGTGATTGAGTACGATTTGCTTTGACGTACAATTCTATCTGTAATTTTTGCAATTGTTCCATAAGGTCCACGTACTTGTTTACCAACAAGACCTTTTTCAATTGCATTTATAATTTTAGACACCACTGCTTTAGGCGACGATTGGGCTATATCTGCATTAATTGAGGTCGCTCGAGTGGTTTCCATTGTTTGTTGTATTTGTGCTGCGTTTGTTGCTGCTCTTTGTCCTGCTGCATATGTATCTTGAAATTGCATTTTTTGCCCGGTGTAGCTCGCGCCTGCTGGCGACGATGCTCCCCCGAGTCTTGCTGATAACATAGGATTTATGCCTGCTGCACGCAGGTCTTTTACTTGTCTTTGATGTGCTGTATTGCTCATACGTTCTTGGAACGCCATTTGTTTGGCTGTTGAAGCTTCTGACAGCTGATTTGCGTACGCGTTTTGCGCTTCATTACGCTTATTTGTACGATGCTGACTGTGTGCTCCGAGAATGGAGCTACCTATTATTGCTGCTGCTGTCCAAGGATCCGCCATTATTTACACTCCGCTATATCTATCAATAATGCATCACCGATGGCGCAAACTACATCTGCCCACGGTTGCATATTATGATGGATCAACCACATCACTAACGACCCCAATAGGATCGGAAGCGCAAACTTCCGAGCCATTTGGATGATGATGTACCACTTGTTATTCATTTTAGAAGTGGTCGATTAAGCCAGGTACGCTATATACTGGCATTGGACGGGTTGTTTTTAGATCGAAATACCAATCCCAGATAAACTCTGGTTCTGTTGTTACCGCTATTACACGGTCTACTGGTGGATTTTCTTCGATAAACGATGAATTTAGTGCCGGCAGCGCTGTGAAATCTTGCGCGAGATGCCACACATCTAGGCTGCCTGTTGCGTTACTACGCATTTTACCAGTGATCTGGCTAGGCTTATACCGATATTCGGCATAACGTTCTTGATAACCGAATGTTTGTGTGTCGGCTGATGTGCCTTGTGTATATATTTCTTGGTTGAGTACTGCTTGTTCGCCCAAGTGGGCGAGGGCTGGCCAGTAAAAATCCCAGCGGTCACGTCGTGACCACATCCTGTTCATACCTTGTTGATATGTTAAATCTGCAAATACACATGCCATGCCGATTAATACGCCATGTTCTACAAATGATTTGCTAAAAGAGCCACGGCTGCTGAGTGTGCCCAGGGCAGATAGGTTACCTTGTGGTGATGTTGTATCTGATGAGCTTGTTTGAGGCACTGGTTGCATCATCAGTTCTGTTTTGTTGCCGCCTAGATATTCTGGACGTTGCAAACGTGCGTCTGGTGACGTTACTCCAAAATGTGATTGTAGTATTTCGGTATATCTTGTGCCGCCTCGTGCGTCACGCTCGTATAACCTCTGGATCTGAAACGCTTCACGTAATTGATTAATCGTAGCTGCAGCTGCATCTGTAAGGTCTGCAAATATGAGTGGATAGCCTGTTGCAGCATCTCCCATCATTGTTGTTGTTAAATTTACTCCATCTTGAAAACCTTGTCCTGTTTGACTTGTGCCACCAGTTTCAAAAACTGTAAATGGCCCGCCAATTGTGTTTGAACTTTGTCCAATTCCTTTAATTGGTGCTTCTGTACCTAAAGGCAGAGTAACTGCATCGCCTTTTTGCGGCCAAGGCAATGCTGATGTAAAGTAATCATGCCTTTTGCCACGTTTTTGTATTGTAAAATCTGTATACGTATCCGGGCCATCCCCTTTGGGCACTGGCAAGGAATCCTGCAAGTTCTCGTCTCTGAACCATTCGTTCCAGATTAAGTTATAAGCTCGGCCATGCAGATTATTATAATCAATACCTGCTATTTGTGTTGGCAGCCCCATGTAATCCATGAGGGAATTTTCGCCAACTGTTGCGTTTTGCACTTGTGGTACTAGGTAGTCTGTACTATCGCCAGGATCGTCCTGGGCGCCGTTAAATTTTTCCCAATTATCCCAAATCAATCGATTTGGTACAAAGAAAAAGAATGTTTCTACGTACATGTTATCCATAATTGGATAAATAGGAGTCGCCAGGCGACCAAACCCATTAGCGTTCATTTGAAACGTATCGCCTGGCAAAACTTCGTCTACATAGATCGGAACCAATTGTCCTGAGTCAAAGGTTGTTTTTAACCCGTGTACACGACTGAATGTACTACGTTGAATTTCAGCGTTTGGTACTCGGCTAAATTCGTGACTCATTGTTGTGGGGAGAGTCCCCATTGGTCCACCTAGCATTTTATTCTCCTAGTGTTTCGATCTCTATAATTTTGTTTGGTTTATCTTGTCCGGTGATTACACCTGTGTTTTCGTCAAATTCACCCAATCTATGCAGCGAAAAATCGCTGGGGTGTTTTGCGAATGCGTGATCTTTATTATTAATCACTATGTCTTGTACTGCTCTAATTGCTGTACCATCTTTAATTTCTAGAAAAGGCTGTGAATAGATTTCAGCTTTTCTATCAAATACTGCGTAATATACTTTCGACATTTCCAACTCCCTTGAAATATATGTTCAAGGGAATTTTACGCATAATATACATTACGAGTCAATACTTTAGGTAACTGTTTGTTCGGACTCTTGTTTACCTGTAAATGATTCATTTTATGACATTTTACAGATTTCGGATCAGCCTTTCTAATTTTTTTATTTTTATTTCCTCTGACACCCATAGCTGATCCATAGCTTTATTGTATTCTGTAATTACTTCTGGCGCTTCCGCTTTTCGCTTGTTTTTTAGCTCCTGGTGATACTCAGGATCATATTTTTCCAATTGTTTGTCATAGTACCGTGGTACTTTCATTTTTATGTTTTCGTGGACTATATAGTCGTGACAATGTGCGTCAGTCCACCCATATTTCCAATACCAACTTTCTCCAATTCCCGCCCTCCGGGACATTGTTGCGTATTGGTTATCGAGGTCGTATTCAACCTCTCCTGTTTCTGGATTAATATATTGCTCAGGGGAGGCCTCCCCTTTCGCTTTTTTCATTACGTAGCGTGCTACATATGCTGCACTCTCATAGGTGCAGCTGCCTATCCTGTGGAACCCATGAGGCCACAGTTGTTCTAATTCGGGTGATATATATAATTTATTTCCTAGTTTTTCTTCCCATAATACTTTGTCTGGGAAATCATACCCGAATATAATTGCGTGATAATGAGGACGTTTGTTTTCGTCCCCATATTCACCGCAATGAAAGAATCTTACTTCTTTCCCTATTTTTTTTCGTAACCGTTTCATAAATTTTTGAAACTCTGTTACGTCCAGAGACCACGGACGAGGGCGCTGCTCTAGTGTTTCTGGATTTATCGTTAATGTTATAAAACTATTGTGTTCGTGCATTTGTGCTTCGTGCATGCACCTTATTGCCCATTCGCGGCTATGTTGTAGGCGGCAGCCCCAACATTGCCCGCAAGGCAAATTAAAACCCTTTGCAAAAGCAAAGGGTTTATTAAATACCACTTTGCCGTCGCATTTAAAGGCGAGGAGTGGATGATAGCAGGCCATATTATAGCCTTATTCCACCTCGCATTGGCTTTGCAAAGTTACTTGGCCGTACCGCCATAGCTGTTTTTGTAAATAGTTTCTTGCTCTTTGGCTTCGCCATTTTCTTTCTGTACTTCATCGCTTTCCATCCTTTCGTAAAGCTGTAACCAAACTTCGCCTTTTTCGTTTGGCATTGGGTACGTTTCTAGTTTCATGCTGAATCTGTCTTCGCGTTTGAACGCTGCTCCGACTGTTATCCAGTTCGTTCTGTCGCCGGATTTTTTCGCCTGGACGACTTTATAATTTACATTCCACATGACATTACCTCCTTTGGTGTCAGTAGGCCCAGTTAACATCAAGCAGCTAACTGGGCCTGCGATCCCTTACTCCCCAGCTTCTTGGGGAGCGGGAGGTGCGGGATC